ACAAGAATGCTTCGCTGAAGCAATGGCTGTAATGGTTAACAAAGACAATCCCAACAACATGGCATGTGTGCCAGTGCAAACAAAAGGAACCTAGAGATGCCAAAAGTAGATGGAAAAGAATACCCCTATACTCCTAAGGGGATGGCGATGGCAAAGAACAAAGCCAAAGCAACAGGTAAAAAAGTCACATACGGTAAAAAGAAGAAGACTAAGTAATGGCAGAGCCTGTCAACAAAGCCTTGTACAATCGTGTCAAGGCAGAAGCCAAGAAGAAGTACAAGGTGTGGCCTAGTGCATACGCTTCAGGATGGCTTACAAAGGAGTACAAAAAGCGTGGCGGGACCTACAAGTAAACCTAAAGGTGGACTCACTAAATGGTTTGGTGAGGAATGGGTTGACCTCAAAACAGGAAAACCTTGTGGACGTAAGAGTGCTAATGATAGCAGTCGTCCATATCCTTCCTGCCGCCCTAAGGCTGTTGCTCAGAAGATGACAGCGGCTGAGAAAAAGAGTAGTACATCACGGAAGACTGGGCCTGCTAAGATTAAACACAAAGTGACTGCATCAGGGAAGCGTAGGAAATGAGTATTCGTAAGTCATTTGGAGCGACACTAACAGCAACCCCAACAGCTATTTATACTGTGCCTCCAAACAAAAAAGCTGAATGGGTACACGCTTATATTACTAACGTATCTGGTGCTAATGGAACAATTAATATGTCGGTTAATGGTTTTGTACTTTTAGAGGCCTATGCAGTTTCTTCTAAAGACTTTAAAGACATTGGTGGAACTGAAAATACTTTTGTAGTTTTACAGGCAGGGCAAACAATTACTGCTAGCTCTACACAGTCTATGACGTTAGTTGTATCTATTATAGAATACAACGATATTATTCAAGGAGGCTAAGATGCCTGCGAAGAAAGACAGCCGCTTAGAACGTGCTGGCGTAGCTGGATTCAACAAACCAAAGCGCACACCAAATCATCCAAAGAAGTCTCATGTTGTTGTCGCTAAAGAAGGCGAACAAGTAAAGACTATTCGTTTTGGTGAGCAAGGTGCTAAGACTGCAGGGGCTCCTAAAGCTGGAGAGTCTGAGGCAATGAAGAAGAAACGTGCTAGCTTCAAAGCTCGGCATGGACGTAACATTTCTAAAGGGAAGATGTCAGCAGCATACTGGGCTGATAAGGTCAAATGGTAAAATACTCTTGACTTTTATTAAAAAGTATGCTATAATATTTATCTCTTAAGTAGGAAACATTTATGACGTACATTGATATTGTAAACAACATTCTTAGACGCTTAAGAGAACGTACAGTTTCTGCTGTGAGTGAATCAGCATATTCCTCTTTGATTGGTATTCTTGTTAACGATGCAAAGCAAGAGATTGAACAATCATGGAACTGGTCAGCCCTCCGTACTACATTAACAGTAACAACATCTACCGGTGTATTCAACTACGAACTCAATGGCACACAGAATAACTTTACAGTACTGGATGTTGTGAATGATACAGGCAACTGGTTCTTAAGTTACAAGACTGCACATGAGTTTAACAACCTGTTTCTTAATCAAGACCCTGCTCGCGGACAACCCCGTTACTATAGTTTCAACGGTGTTTCAAATGATGGTGATACTCTTGTTGATTTATACCCTATCCCTGACAACACATATGCAATTCGGTTTAACGTTGTCACAAGAACTAATGACCTCTCTGATAATGCAGATACACTTTTAATCCCTGCTCAACCAGTCATTATGCTAGCGTATGCAAAGGCTGTTGAGGAGCGGGGAGAAGACGGGGGAGCATCTGCAGCGATGGCGTTCAGTACAGCACAAAGATCATTGTCTGATGCAATTGCTCTTGATGCAGTTAAACATCCTGAAGAAGTGGTTTGGTACACAGTATGACAGCCCCATTAGTCTCAACATCCATTGCTGCTCCGGGGTTCTATGGACTCAACACACAGGAGTCTTCAATCACTCTTGAGTCTGGCTATGCGTTGGTTGCTGATAATACCATCATTGATAAGTATGGTCGCTTAGGCGCACGTAAGGGTTGGCGGTATGTTACCTCTGGTAGTTCTAACATTAACCTCAAAGGCGCTCATCGCTTTGTAGGGATTGATGGTGTTGAACGTGTATTGTCATGGTCTAACACAAAGTTCTATGTTGGAACTGGTACACTCACAGAGATTACACCGACAACAGACAACACAATTACAACAGGTAACTGGCAAGCTGCAACACTGAATGATCAAGCATTCTTTTTCCAGCGTGGCTACAAGCCTATGGTGTATGATCCTATTGCTGGTACGATTACAGACGTAGAAGATGCTGCAACCTATAGCGGTACCGTACCCCAAGCCAACACTGTACTGTCCGCCTATGGTCGTCTCTGGGTTGCTGACACTGTTAATGATAAGATGGTTGTGTACTGGTCAGACCTGTTAGATGGCTCTTCATGGGGTGCTGGTTCTGCGGGGTCTATTGACTTAACTGCAGTCATGGTGCAGGGCACTGATGAGATTGTAGGACTCGGTGCTCAGAACGGACAGTTATTAATCTTCTGCCGCAGAGCTATTGTTATCTTTGCAGACTCAACAAACAACGGTACGCTTGATCCAGCTACACTCAGTCTTGTTGAAGTGATTAACCGTGTTGGTTGTGTTGCTCGTGACAGTATCCAGAACACTGGTGTTGATATCTTCTTTGTCTCTGAAGATGGACTCAAGAGTCTTGGCCGAGTGATTCAAGAGAAGTCACTACCAATGCGTGATCTATCTTCTAACGTCCGTGATGAGTTTGTACGTGCTGTTGCCACTGAGAATGCAGATAACTTAAAGACTGTTTACTCAGAAGACAATGCATTCTATCTTGTGTTGTTACCCTCATTCCAGCGGATCTATTGTTTTGACACAAGAGCACCTCTGCAGAATGGAGCACTACGTGTTACCGTCTGGGATACTCAAACACAAACCAGTATGCTGTCATTACCGAATGATGTTTACTTCACGCAAGTTGATGGATTAGCACAGTACTTCGGTTACCAAGACAATGGTGAATCATATCGTGTTAAGTACTACACCAACTACTTTGACTTCGGCGCTCCAACACAGACTAAGATTCTTAAGCGTATCTCTGTCACTGTAATTGGCGGATCTGCTCAAGACTTTGTACTCAAGTCTGGATTTGATTACACTGATGCATACCAATCATACCCTGCTCAGCTTACAGAAAAGTCTGTGTCAGAGTACGGTGTTGCTGAGTATAACATTGCAGAATTTACAACAGGTACATTGTCTGAGCCTATTCGGTTACCTGCTGGTGGGTCTGGTAATGTATTGCAGATGGGCTTTGAAGCTACAGTCAATGGTGCTGAACTTTCAATTCAGAAGATGGATATATTTATTAAACAAGGTAGGGTCTTCTAATGGCGAACTATACTAAACTCACAGACTTTGCAAGTAAGGATGCGCTACCTACAGGCAACGCTGCAAAGATTGTTAAAGGAACAGAGATTGACGATGAGTTTGAGGCGATTGAAATTGCTGTTGCTACAAAGTCTGACATTGCATCTCCAGCATTTACTGGGCTTCCTACTGCACCTACAGCGGCTGCAGGAACGAATACACTACAGCTAGCAACAACAGCGCATGTCTTTGCTGAACGTTCTAACACAGCAACTCTGACAAACAAGACAGTTAACTTAACCAGCAACACACTGACTGGTACAACTGCTCAGTTTAATACTGCATTGTCTGATGATAACTTTGCGACATTGACTAACACCGTGACGCTAACAAACAAGACATTAACAGCGCCTACTATTAGTGATGCTGATTTAACAGGAACACCTACTGCACCCACAGCAGCTACTACAACCGATACAACTCAAGTTGCTACAACAGCATTTGTACAGCAAGAAATTACTGCTAATGCCCCTGACTTGTCTGTTTTGTATCCTGTAGGCTCTGTATATATTAATGCTTCTGTATCTACTAACCCCGGTACTTTACTTGGATTTGGTACGTGGTCAGCATTTGGAGCAGGGCGGGTCTTAGTTGGCCTTGATGCAGGCGACACAGACTTTGATACTGTTGAAGAAACTGGTGGCGCTAAGACGCATACGTTAACTATTGATGAAATGCCATCACACACTCACACACAAGCAGGTAGCGATAACTCTGCTCCATTGCAGTTTGGTTCTCCTGTAGATGACTTTGGTGAAGTAGATAGTGAAACTGGAGCAACTGGTGGCGACCAACCACACAATAACTTACAGCCATACATTGTTGTATATATGTGGAAACGTACTGCTTAATGAAGGTCCCTGTTGTTGCTACAGAAGACTACACCATCTACTATGAACCGTATGATGGATTAATTTGGACACACGCAGATGTTCATAAATGGACCGCTAGGGTTGCTCATGACTTCTTTATGATGCATGAGTTGTTAAATGATTTGGTCAATGAACCATTTTATTGTTTAGTAGATAATACAAAGTTAGAAAAGTTTGTCAAGAATGTGGGTTATACATATGTTCAAGACGCTCAGTGCATTGATGGGGTAACTCGGAGAATTTATAGATATGGGTAGTTTAGTAGCAGCAGCGGCTCCATCCGTTTTAGGAGCAGTCGCAGGACAAGTTGCAGGAAAATTCCTTGGGGGCGGTGGGGGCGGCGGTGGTCAGGCTTTATCGCAAGAAGCTATTAACGCAGCACAACAATATGCGTCACAGGCTACGTTTAAACCTTACACTGTTACTACAGGCGCTGGAACATCTGGTTTTGGGAGTGGTAACTTTTATTCGCAATTATCTGCACCATTAACAAACTATCAACAACAAGCATTTGGCGCTGTTAATCAGTTTCTACCTCAGTTAACTGGACTCGCTGGACAAGCTCCTGCTCAATTTAATTATCAATCGCCATTGTTTGGACAAGCTCAGCAATTGGCAATGCAAGCACCTCAACAGTTTGCATTTAGTCCAGACATTGAAGGACGCCAGCAAGAGATCTTTCAGCAAACTTCTGCTCAGTTGCAACCACAATTTGCACAACAGGCGACTCAGCTACAGCAAGGCTTGTTTGGTTCAGGACGGTTAGGGTTACGCTTAGCTGGTGAGTCTGCTGGCTTAGGCGCTGGCTCTGGTATGGTACAGCCTGATGCACTTGGCCTTGGTAGAGCACAGCAACAGACACTAGCTAACTTAGCAACACAGGCACGTCAGCAAGCACTTGGTGAAGAAACTCAGCGTTATCAGCAAAGCCTTGGTACATTTGGTACTAACATTGCACAACAGCAGCAACAGCTTCAGAACTTGTTGGGTACTCAATCGCAAGGATTCGGTCAAGCTGCTCAAGGGTTTGGTCTTAACCAAGCACAACAGCAACAACAGTTTGCTAATCTAATGGGCTTGCAGCAAGGATTGTTTGGACAAGGTATCAATTTAGCTACGTTAGAAAATCAATTACTAGCACAAGGTGTTGATGCTCAAACGGCTCAAGCCGCTGCCGCATACGCTGCTGGTAATCTTGCACTATCTCCATACTCTGCTGGTATTAATGCAGCAAGTGAAGCGCAAGGAAATCGAATGAATTTATTTGGTGGGATTGCTGGCGGATTATTATCTAATCCTGGATTGTTTGGGCAGCAATCAACAGGCTCCGCATTCCAACCATTATTTAATAAAGGAGCGACGTTATCTGGGGCTAGATATGGCACAACTCCGTTTAGTCAACAGTCAAGAATGCTAGCTGATCAGGAGTTTTAACATGGCAACACGTAATGAAGTTTTAACCTTGTTTGGTGCAACGCCACAGCAGATTGCCGAAAAACAAAGACGCGAACAGGCGGCAATGGTTTTGTCACAACAAGACCCTTACGCTAAAGTTGGTACAGCAATTGGTGTGGGTATTGGAAGATTATTTGGCGGTAAGTCTG